AAAGAAAATAGTTCCAACACTGCTCGCACCAGATCGTAAAGTAATTCCGCAATGACCAGTATCTGCTATAGTAAGATTATCTGCGGTTTCCTGACCTTCGGTAGTTGTACCAATCATTACACGACCTGATGCATCAACTGTTATAGCACCATTAGGGTCATTCACAAACTCAGCATCAGCTTCAGCTTCCGAGTATCCATCAACTTGTGTGACAGATGATTTACTTCCAATATATCCAGCCATTATGTTTGCTCCAATACACTCACTATAACGTCACAAGATGATGCAGTGTCAGATGTTACAACAACTGTGTCTGCTGCTTCTAAAATTATTTTACCATCTAGCACAGACAATGCGCTATTTGCTGGTACAGGCGCACCCTTAACTAAATAGACACCAGCAACTTGCACATCTACTGCAATTTGTGAGGCTGTTCTGTTTGCTAGATTGCAACCTATTGTTACTGATGTTGTTGCCGATGGCACAGTGTAGGTTGTGGTTGCTCCAGTACCTACGCTTGCGCTTGTATAATTTTTAAATGTGTTAGCCATGTGTTATTACCCCAATGCTATGCTAAGTGCTAGTGCTGTACCTTCAGCTGCATCTGCTTTTACGCCTTGCGCTGCTGTTGCGTAATCTGTTGATGCTGTTGATGCAGCAGAACCCAATGTTGGCTTGCCACTTAATGACGCGTATGCACCATCAAACGCATCAGTAATTCCATATCCAGATATTGTAGTTGGTCTAGATGTAAGTGAACTAAACACTCCATCAAACGCATCTGTTATTCCATAGCCACTAATTGTAGTTGGCTTACTTGTTATTGTTGAGAATGAATGACTATGTGATGCAGATGCAAAAGCTGATACAGCACTTGTTGCAGCCGTACCTAAACCTAAATTTGTTCTAGCCGTAGCAGCATTACTTAAATCAGATAAATTATTTACAGCAACTAAGTATCCAGAGATATTACCAGCTACAGAATTTATAGATGTTATATTGGCTGCGACTGTATTTACAGAACCTATACTTCCAGAAACTATACTAACATTATTAGCAACAGGTGCTACTGTATTAACGCTACCTATATTATCAGCAACTGTTGTTACTTTTGTTATTACTGTACCAACGTCATTCACATCATCTATGTTATTTGCAACAGCATTAATGTTTGTTGAGTTTGCATTAGCTGTAGTTATTGCTGACATGTTAGTATTAACACCAGTAACATCAGTAATCTTAGAAGCTACGTTATTAACCTGAGTTATAGACCCTGCTACTGTGGCTATATTTGTAGATGCAACAGCTACAGTATCAATATTTGTTAGCTTTGCTTGTACCGCAGAGATTTCACCAAGAGAATCAGCCACATCATTAACATCAGAGATAGATCCACCGACTAAATTAATGTTAGATATAGCACCAGCTACAGTATTTACGTTCGCAAGCGCAGAATTGATTGCAGTTATGCTAGTCATAGCATTACCAACAGCAACAACCTGTGCATTAGAGCCAGCAACAGTAGTGATATTACTACTAATTCCAGCTAATGTAGCAATCTCAGAAGTAACTGAACCGATTGCTGTTAAATCCGCGCCAGTAGGGCCAACCTCTAAAGCACCAGAGCTGGTGTTAAATTGGATAGTCTTACCTTTGCGGTTGTCAAGTGCTGGGAGGAGTAGACCACTTGCCAACTCATAGTCATTAATTTGTATTGTTCGTGACACTCTATCGTTAAGGTCTGCAACCTCTGCAACAATACGATCTAGCTGCGCATCTAAAGATGCAGCGTTATAATTAGCCGTCAGGTCTGTTGTACGCTCCAAAGGAACGTCCCTGACAAGCGTTACCTCGTTATTTAACGTAACACCAGCATTCATAGTTACTGTGCCTGTAGAGCCATTTCCTCCAGTAACCGAATAATGTGTAGTAATAGTTTTAAGTACACCTTCAACGTAAACTTTTACGTCAGTGTTATCAAAAAACTCAAATGGTACTGTAAATACAGTCTGTCCAGATGTTGCTGTGTAGTTAATCCGTGGATTATTGTTAGCTATATTTATCGTCATGTGTCACCTCTGTAGTCTTTTTCCCATTGATTGCATAGAAGCGCAACGCACAAAACATGCCGCACAATTTAGAACCTACCCATACCTCTTGGCCCATCTAACTCTTCGCCTAACATGTTAGTTAGCTCATTTACTTTGCCTTTTAAGAACCAGAGCCTAGCGTATGGTAAGTTTCTTATAAAATCCTTAGAGCCTTCACCTACATTGCCAGTAGTCATTTCATACACGGCTCTTCCAAGGTCTGTACTTATACTTGGGCCAGCACCTAGAACACCTGTAACAGCATCAAATGTATCAGGCTCTTGTGGAAATTTAGTTTGTAATGCACCACCAGTTATATTTGGCCCACCTAATGCTTGCACTGTAGTCATTGCTGTATAAAACATATCAGAATATAATGGCATAATTCCCGAATAATCTAATGATCTGGCAAATTGATCTTGAAACGAAAGCTCTACCCAATCTGGTGTTTTTGCTTGCAATGCCATATAACCTAATCCCATTGCTATTGCTGTACCAATGTATTGACTTTTTAATTGACCATGAGCGTAAGCACCCATAGTTTTATTTACTGCTGCTAATGAATAGCTATAAAACTGGAATGGCAATCCAAGCAATCCATTTTCAATACGCGCATATCCTTTGTAAGCAGAGTCTTCTTTCATGCCAAATTTTCCAGCTACACGCATAGGAATATAAACAATACCATCAGTAATAATTGGCTTATCTGCTGGTGTACCCATAAGAATAGTATTCATTACGCCAGAACCAAGTGCGTTTCTAAATGTTTGTACTGTTTCTTCGCCTGTTACATTTGCCCAATCTTTAGTATTAGCTAAATACAATCCAGATTCACCTTTTTGCCAAGGTGATTTAGCAATTTTTCTAGCGTCATCAAGATCAATATTGTAGCGAAGAAGATATTCTTGCTCCATCTTGGTTGCTTTAATACCAGATTTAGGATCGTCAATTCCTTTTGACCAACGCACAGAATAATCTATTATTGTATGGCTGCGCATCATGCCATCGAAATCTTTTAATACTCTAGTTATTACACTTAGACCATTAAGTAAGTAAAAAGCGTCTTTTGCTTTATCCATTTTTTCCGCGCGTAATGGATTATTATTAATGTCATCAACCATACGCATTTGGCTAGAGCCATTAATTATTTCAGTTGCTTCACCAGCTATACGTGTTTCTAAAGCTCCCATTTTTAACTGGTTGTTTTTTAATACTGTAAACAAACCACGCATAGTTGGGCCAAGTCCATGCTCCATAATAATTTTAGCTGGCTCTGTTATTGTAGCTAATCCAGCAGATCCTAAATAATTTAATTGCGCTAGATCTCTCATAACTTTAGCTGCGGTTTGATCCCATGAATCAGGATTGCGCATAACTGATCCAACAACCCTATCGTATAAATGACGTTGATCTTTTTGCACTGCGCGTATTGCACTAATGTCTGCACCAGCGTCCATCATTTCATTAAATGTATCATCTAGCACATCGTCTATGCTATCGCCGCCAAATTTTTTAGAAAACTCTAGCCTTGCAGCTGTACGTTTTGTGTACGCTTTCATAACACTAATTGGATTTGTAACCATAAAATCAATTACAAGCTCATTAGGTATATCTAACGCTCTATGTTTAAAATGTTTTGACTTACCCATTCCATAATACATTTTATCAGGATTTAAAGGGTCTGGGTCTGTAAGCATACCATCAACTACACCCTTAACACGATTACTTATTGATGTTGGGTCAGTTAATAATTGTTCTTTTGCATACTTACCATCTGCTTGCTTTACCCAAATTTCAGGATTTTTAGTAAACCAATCTTGTAATACTTTTTCAAACTGATCTCTATTTTTTTTAATCTTACCCATGTCAAAATAACGTGGTCTAAATATTTCTTCGTTAGGTGGCTTAATAACACCCATACCCTCTAAATCTTCAAGGTTTGCTTTTGCCTCATCTAATTCTTTAGTTAAACGAGATACCTGATCGTTAAGAGTTTTTGCATATCCTGGACTTTTTACAGTTGCTAACCTTTTTTGTATTGAATCAATACGTTTTTGCCTTGATTTAATTACTTTAGTATAATCACCTTGGCTTCCAATTAATCCCTGTTCTCTTAGCTGCACTTCCCAATCTTCATAAAATTTGTTTAATTTTTCTATAGCTTGTGCTTCAAAGTTATTTGCTGGTCGCTCACCTCTCATTGCTTTAGCGTCTACAGATGCTAACCAATCTTCATAATCAGCTTTTTTTACCATGTAATCCATTGGATTAATAACACCCTTACCTGTGCTTTCGCCCCATATTTTGACTAAATCATCGTGAGTTCTAACCCATGTACCTTCATGTAGTTTAGCATCTTGAAACACAGAGTTGCCTATTTTTTTACCTTGTTTATTAGCAACTAATAATATTCCAGAATCATTGGCTATTTTAAGATGCCTTAATTTTACACTGTTAGGTACATTAGGATTAGTCATAACTCGCTTCATTGGATTAGTTGCTGCTTTATAAACCCATGAATCAGTAAAAATGCTTGGTGCTATATTAGGATCAAGCTCTACATCATCTGCTTCAAGAGCTTTTTTCATGTCGTTAATAGCAGCTTCACCTTCTTTAATAGCATTTATTTTTCTTATAGGTTTTATTGAAGTTAAACTTTTAACAAATCCACCTAATGCAAAGGAAGCTCCAACATTTAACATAGCTTCTTCTTTGTTTGCTGTAGGATCTAATGGATACCTTATAGCTTCTTGCCCTAATGCAACAGCAGATGTTGCTGCACCGCCACGCAAAAATGCCTGTGTGCCTGTTTTTGCTGCTTTAAATGACAAAGATATATAGTTTATAGGATCAATAAACTCTGCGCCTAGCTGCATCATTACGCCTGATTTAGCTAATGTCTCATTAGTTTTTAATGATTTATTAAGGTTGTTTATTTTAAATTGCAAATGTTCTGGCGACTTAGCCATCAGCAAAGAAGATGCATATGGCCTTAAATCTTCTGGTATATCTGCTGAAGGATTGTAAACATTCTTTATATCTTTAGGTTCAAATCCAAAAGTTACACCTTCTTTTACAAAGTTAACTGCTGGGCCATATTTATATTTTATAGATGCTTCAAAAGCCTCTCCAAATGTTGGATCATTTTCTAAAGGTAATTGTTTTTTCTTGCGTTCAATTTCTGGTATATCTGTAAAAGCATTTTTCATTTACGCAGCTTTCTATTTCTATGATAGTTGGCCTTTAAAATAATTTGATTATTCTTTTGCGCATTAGTAAACTCTGTTTCTAGTTCAGTTTTTCTTTTTAATGCTTGTTCCATTCTAAAGTCAGCTGTTTCATCTTTATCAAACATTGGGAATATTTTGTTATCACCTTCACCATATATTAATGGTTTAAGTTCTTTATATTCATCAACATAATATGCATAGTATGTAACGCCTACAGCAGTTTCATCGGGAACAAGGTAAACTTGTTTTTTTTGCCCTGTAAGGTATGCGTAATCACTATCTTCCGAATCAAAATACCCTTGCTGGTCTTCTGGTATGTCTCCTGTAGGAATCGAACCTTCGTATTTTTTGGCATGCATAGAATAGCCAGATGGTAATTGTGACTCTATGCGCGATATAAATTCCTCGCGCTCTTTATCATCTGGAAAAGTAGCGTGTAATCCATAACGTGATCGTTTCATTGTACCTAAAACAAACCTTGGATCAGCTACATATTCAACTTCTGGGTATTCTTCATCAATAATTTGATCTAATCTTTTAATTATATCATCTTGGCTACGCCCAGTTCTAGCCATATACTCAACCATAGGAGCTAATTCTTGCGTTAGTATGTGGTCGTCTACTTGATCAAATACAAAATCTTCTACTGATTTTATTTTCTTACCAAAGCCTAGTGTATTTTTTAAATTTAAATCTGATTTAGGATCATTTCGTCTTTGTATTAATGTTGTGGCAATTTCAGTAACATCACCACCCTGTGTAATTCTAATTTGATTTATATCTTTTAATATTAATCTAGTTTCCATGCTTATAATGCCAGCAAATCTACTTGAAGTAATACCATCGCTTGTTAAATGATTATCTAACCTCATAAAATGATCCATAAGCGCATCACCATTTGGAACTCTAGTACCATTTACAATATCATCAAGTTTACTAATTAAACTTTCTGGTGGTATATGGCTCATTACTTCATAAGATAATATTTTTTTCTTTGTAGACCATGTTTCAAAGTTTTCATAATCACTAAGGTTCATGCTTTCTAGTATTTCGTCAGTAGCTTGACGATGCTTTTTAACTTTATGATCGCCACCTTTTTGCAATACAGTATTATAAACTTCTTTTTCTTTTCTTATTTTTTCTTCTGCTTGTTCACGCTGTGATATTTTTGATCCTATGCTACTTGCTAACTTGTGCGCAGTATCAAGGCTTGTTTCAGTAAGATTTTTTCTTATTTTCTCACCTAATTCTATTTCTTTATTTGACATATTGTCAGTGTTTTCGCCATTAGTTTGCAAATATAAAGACATTTGTTTCATTTGTTCGCCAGTAGCTATACCGCCATATTGACGTATTTGTCCGTATGCTGCTGAATTTCTTATTCTATTTTTTTGCGCTTCTGCTTCTGTAGCAGTAAGTGATGTACCAACATAACTATCTATTGATGCTAATTCATTTTGCAGATCTTCACTGCTTACAGCTCCAGCCGCAAATGAATCAACAACAGATTCAATCTCATTGTATATTAATGCTTTTTCTTTTTCTTTTTTAATTTTTTCTTGTAATGCAATTTCATCTTTGCGTTTTTGTTTTTCAGTTGGATTTACAGTTAATCCCAATATGCTTTTAACATCTGGTTCTGGTAGATTTATGTTAGTTTCTCTTAATGTATCTACTAAAAGTAATTGTTTGCCTGTTAGTTTGCTACGAGATAAGTCATCATCATTAATAATTGCACTTTGCAAATAATCAACATTACCATCTTGCGCTGCTTGTAATATAAATGGCTTTATTATTTCTTTTCTAACAAAATTTATTTCTTTATTTTTATCGTCATCTGAAAAATATTCATCAGTTAATGTGCGCTCATTATATAATTTTTCTAATGAATTAAATTGTTCAATTGTGTTGTATAAAGAAGATGCAGCATCATTAAGACTTACATCGTCTGTAAACAAATCACTTGCACTTTGTGTTGCGCTAGTAATTACATGATCTTGCTGTTTATCATAAGCAACATCAGTTTTTTTAGATCTTATTTTAGCTTCTTCTATTGCTCTTTCTTTTAATATTTTTGCTTCTGCTTCAGCATTTGCAGCTTTGTCTCTATCTACAGTATCAAAGTTATTAGACGTAACAGAAAAATGATTTAGTATGTCTGCTCTTGTGTTTACATCCATAACTAACAATAAATTATCAAGTGTACTTTTAATTTTTTCGTTTGTAATTTTACCTTTTTTACCTTTAGTAGCCAAATACAATTGCATAATATTTCGTTCATCTTCGCTACTGGTTTGGTTCATAGCGTACTCAACTAAACCCTTACCTGTTGCAATTGAAATTATAGATTGCGTTTCTAATGCAGTACCATCTGGCAACAATTTAGCTGCAATTCCGTCATTTGTTCGCAATGTTTGATTGTGTATAATATGTACTGCTGTATCAAAATTACCTACTAGTGCTTCATTGTATGCTCTATCTTTGCTTAAATCTCTTTCCTTATAAATGTATTCTGTTTCAAGCTTTCTATGATGAGTGCGCGTTCTATTTTGCACGTTTAGTTTTTCGTATGCTAATTTTTTAGCACCTGTTGCTGCAATGTATTGTTTGTAAGAACCTTCAGCATTTTCAGCCATAGAAGAAATATATTGAGACATTGCAGTCTCGTAACCTTTTGGATCAAATTCATATTTTAATCCCAGTTCTTTAGCTTTTACATCCATTTCTGTATCTATAGAATCTTGGTATCTAGCTGTAATTACTTTTTGATAAGCATCTGTTGCAAACTTGCCAAAACCTTCTGGGGAATCAAAAGCTTCTGGTTTGCCAGTAATAGGATTAATTGTAGTAACTGAATCTATATCTACACCTAGTGCCGTTTCTTTACCTATCTTTTGTGCATTTTCTGCTGCATCATTGTAAGCTCTGCGTGTAAACTCATCAGCTTCAGCTTTTATAGTTTCCCATAACTCAGCTTCACCTGTTTCTATTCTGCGAACGCCAACTGGTTTATTAAAGACTTGTGTCTGTTGTCTAATTACAGCCATTTAAAGCGTGCCTCCTTTTGCTGCGGTATCTTGTGCATCAGATATACCGCGTGCCATAGTGCCAGCAGCTTGCAACAATGAAGCGCGTCTAGCGTTTCTACCCCCACGCCTTAATGCCATAGCCTCTCTAGTTCTTGCACTAGATTCAGCCTGCTTTTGAAAATCAAGCCTGCTAAGATCAACTGATGCAATTTCTTTTTGTTTAGTTAAAAAAGCTTCAACAGATCTATCTGAGCCTACATCTCTGCCGCTAGCATAAAACATAGATACATTTGCTTCTGTTGCTAAATCATATTCATACCTACGATTAGCAGCTTGTTGTAATGCTAATACTTCACCTTGTTCTCGTTCAGTCTCAGTGTTAAATGCATCCATTCTAGCTGCATCTTCTTTAGCTTTACCTGCCTGTATTGAAGCATACGCTGATATTCCAGCACCAAGTAATTGAAAAAACATTATGTAATCAACTCCGATATTAAGCCATTGATCTGCAACGGCATAGGTTCTTCTTGTTCAATAGTAACTTGAGGACTTCTACTATATCCTAAAAGCCTAACCTCTTTGTTACCTGTAAATCCAGTAATATTATTAACAGCTCTGTTATTTACCTTAATAGATTCAGAATCTTTAACACTTAGAACTACTGTACTTATACCGCGTACATCACCTGTTGCTGGCCCATTAGCTGCTACAGCGTCTACTGGATTGGTTATTATTTTAGATGTGTACTTTTTACCTACATAAAAATGAGTATAACTACTATGCCCTGTCATAGTAATATTCCCACCAGTTACATTAAATTCACCTAAATAAACTTTATTAGTACCATCGTACCCAATAACATCTACTGTACCGCTAGAATACAAACTGCTTACACTTACAGTACCGCTGCCATAAGCTACATAAAGATAATTATCTAAACCAATATCATCAAGAAACTCAGACAATACATAGTTATTATTAACGTCTTGTTGGTAAACAAACAGTCTATCACCTAATGCGGTTGCTGCTTTATAGCTGCCTTGCGATGTTAAGCCTGTCCAAGCCGCACGTTTTTCTGCTCTGTTAGAACTAAACAATGCTATATCACCATCAGCCATAACCAAAGCTGCATATGATTCAGCAGTATTAAATCCAGAATGCACAACTGCTATATCTACAGGTGTTTTAATAAGATGCGTAGCTACAGTAGATATTGCTGTAGAAATATATGCATCCTCTGCATCAGAATATATGTATTCCCGAACAGCCCTACCACCGCGCTCAACAAAAATAGTTGCACCATCAATAGAAGTAGGCAAAACAAACTCACTACCAAATGGCGTTTGTTTTCTTATCTGTGCGTTAGTAGGTGTTATAGCTTGGTTAAGGTATGTAGGAACATACAATTCATCTGACAGTGTAAATATTTGCAAGTCACGATTAGATCTCATGTATCTAATTTCATTAACATCACCAGTAGCAGCTACTAAATTTATAGCATCAGTATCGTCTGCCTCGCCAACATCGTAATTAAAAAACTCACCTAGTTGACTCATAAATATTGTATCTGGTTCTGCTAATGTACCAGCAAAACATAATCTATTTTCATGAAATGTAACTGCTGCTGGATACCCACGCAATGCAGAGAAAGATTGTTCATCCCACCTAGTAGTAGCAGCATTAGAGCTTATTTTTACAAAGCCGCCACCATCTTCAGATAAGTTTGCTGTACCACCTGTATTAATACTATAAGTATTTTCGTCTAATATATCTTGAACAGTTCTAACGCCATTAATTTGACTTGCATTTATACCACCAACCGCTGCTGCATCTGATACAGTTATTTGGCTACCTACTATTAACCCATGATTAATTTGCGTTACTTCAATATCCGAGTTACCATCTCTTGTACGCAATGGATTAGTAACAGTAAGTCTATGTGATAGTTCTTTTATAATAGTACCAGAAGCAACTGTTGATGATGTTACATAATCTATTATAATTTCATTACCACCATATCTTAATACAGTATTAATATGTTTTCCTGTTGTGTCGAAGTAAGGAGAGCTAACAGTTAATGTAGCAGCACCACCTACAGTATATCTACTTACTGCTAATGTTTGGTTTGCGCTATGAAAAACACTGTATGGTTGATATGTATCTTTACCATCATAGCTTTCGTCAAAGCTAAATACACTAAGTTCAAATGTTGTAAGACTTGTTCTTGTAAGCATACGCGGCGCAAACAATGGGTGACATATAAACATAACATCGCCATATTGGGCTGTGTTGTACTCGCGTAAATAGTCTTTATCAAAAGGCAGCACATTGCTTTGTGTGTCAGTAGTTATAGTTGATATTAAACTAACTGTACCATCGGTTAATAATCTCCAGCACAATATATAAGCTTCACCTATGCCAATTACATACTGCTCGTTGTCATCAAATACAAAAGGAGCTAAATGCAAATCGCTATTTGTTTGTGTGTTCTTGTATATAAATTTAGTACCATGTCGTTTTTTTACTGCGCCTTCTGGCAATACAATCATATTTTCTAAGCTTTGTGCAGACGCAGCATAGATAGGACTATCAGTCCTCATTATAGTATTGTCGCTTATTTCGCCGTACTGAAAGCTATTCTGTGGTATTCTTACTTTCTGCATTAGCTACGCCTTTGTGCTATAAACCTTGATGTCATTAACTTGCGTGTTGTTTGTTGTTGCGAGTCAAGTCGTCTAGCTTTTATCATTTGTCGCTCGCCTTGCTGATCCATCATTTGCGCTAGAGAAGCATCCCTAGCAATAGATAGTGATAGCATTGCGGCTACTTGGAACTCTACAGCTAATGTAAAGTAGGAAGGCCAAGAAGATTCGCTGGCTCTGTATATATAATCAGCAACAACAACTTCTTCTGTAGTTGTATCACAATATACTTTATCGCCATATGTGTCATATATTATTGGGTCATCGTTAACTGTAACAGCACTAAGCATAAGAAGATCTGATGGCATTTGGTATGCAGCGTCATATCTGCTAGTAGGTGCTGCAGCTAATCTGTTTAATACTTGTTGGTTAGTAGCAAATCGCCAGCGTGTACTTGTCAACGCGGCTCTTGCTATGTCCTCGTACATTGCGTCAACTACATCAGCTTCGGCTGTACCTTCATCAAACGATGAAATAGGAGAACCGCCCATAAGGACGGAAGCGCGTGAACATACTTTTATTGGTGTATTTGCTGGCATTTCTTCAACCTATATATTGGAGTTAAAGGGGGCTTGCGCCCCCTAAAATATTAGTTGTTGTCTAGAACTTCGTAAACGCCATTGTTGTCGATTACTACTGAACCCATTGACATCATTGATGTAGCTAGGTGTGCAACCTTTTGCGGTACATAGTTAAGCTCTGTTGAAACATCAGAGTTAATACCGATACCAACTGATGACGTATGGTATGCAAAGTTTTTACCACCAGCAACAGCAGACGTTGAGAAGATCTTAAATCCTAAGAACTCTTTCATTGTCATACCACCAGCAAATGGTAGGCTTTGTGGCCCAACATAATCACTTGATGCGAACTCATTAATGTTAAACAAGTCAGTGTATCCAGCTGGAGACATGGCAATATAACGCTGTCCGTCTTCTGGAATGTCAGCTGTACCCATTGTTTCAAACAATGTTAGTAGGTCAGCTTTTGCTAATGCGCCAGATGTGTCAGCGATTTGCGTTGAGTTTGCACCAGCATCCATAGCTGCTGTAATTAACTCATCTGTTTTACGGCCTAATGCGGCAGCAGCAGATTGAGCTACAACTTGACGCTCATTGATGTTGATCTTTAATTCGTCCAACTTATCAATGTATTCCGCTGCGTAGTAGTCAGCCATTGTGACTTCTACGTTAGTGTGCGCTAGTTCCATTGCTGTAACATCTCCGTTACGCGCTTTGGTTGACGCTGTGCCTGTTCCGATTTTCTGGAATCTTGCTACTGATGCAGATACATTTGTTGAACGTACTGTGTTGCGAAGCTTAGAACCCATGCGTTGATACGCCATGTGGACTTCAGTTTCGAACTGCTTAATAAAAGCTTGGTCGATAGTATTAGCCATTTTCTTTTCCTAAATATAAAGTTTCGGTTACTCGGGTATCCGTTCCTTCACATCGACAAGGGTATCCAAATGGGCCTTTCAGTGCA